CACGATTTTCGTCCTCCGTAGCACCGCACGCGCCGTTCTCGTTCTCGGCTTCGTTCTGTCAGCTGTGGGAACAGGCATCAATCCGCTCGAGGCTATCGAAGCCGCTACCAACACGCCCACGTTTAAGCGCATCAGTTCCATGAAACCCAATGAAATCTTCACTGATGTGATCAGCCTCCTCAATAGGATCATAGAGGCCGTCCATACCGGGCGGTTGGCGACACTGTTCTCGGTGGACCCATCTGTTGCCGATCTCAATGCGCGTTGTTCTTGGTTTCTCTCCTCCGACATATCCGATCTCGGAGCAGGCATACCCTCTCCCTACTCCGACAGACCCGTTTTCAACCACGAGTATATCAGGTTTGGAGAGAAGTTGATTGACGATGTTAAGGGAGTCCTCGCCCTTGAGAAATCCAAGTTCGGCCACACGGCCGCCAAGAGTTGGTTCGAACTCCTCGGCAAGATCGAACTCAAGGTGAAGGCGGTCACTCAGCACAACGACTCACTAGGCATGCACGCTGCACCTTACGCTGTGCTTATCCCGGGTCAGTCTGCCGTCGGAAAGTCGTTCCTATGGTCGATTTGGCATAAGGTCGGTTGTTCTGTGTTCAATCTGCCCTGCTGCGAGACCTATACGTACGTCGTCAATGATCTTCACAAGCATTGGGATGGGTTTTCTTCGGCCATGCACACCCTTCTTTGGGACGACGCCAGTTGCGCCGTTCTTCAGGAGGGAGATCCTGGTTTTCTCGGAACTTGGCTTAATGTGGCCGGCAACAACCGATACACCCCACCCGCAGCAGACGTTGGCAACAAAGGGCACATGCGCGCCGCTTTCAAGTTGGTGTTTGCCACTGCAAATAGCTCCACGCTTCAGACTGAAAAGGTCATGGTGGCCCCTGAGGCCGCCCTTCGGCGTTTCAACGTCATGATTGTGCCCACCGTTAAGGACGCGTACCTTAACGATTGTGGCGTCGTGGACGGGTTCGAGAAGTTTGCCCGTGCGCATGGTAGGAATCCGAACGACACCTCTGAGTACGACTTTTGGGACTTCAAAGTCTACAAGCCCGTTCTTAACGGCGTCCCCCGCACCGAGTCCGTGAAGATCACAGGAGGCGAGCACAAGATCAAGTACTCCACCCTAACGTGGAGGGTGGTCCTTGAGACTGGCGACATGAACGTCCTCAACAAATTTCTCGCGGATGATATGCTCGCCCATAAGAACAAACAGGAAGCCGTCTTGAGCAGCGCCGATCGCATCCAGAAAGGCAACTTCGATCCCGT